GTGTATGTGCGGCGGGCCTGCTTGCCACCCTTGCCCTTGCCTTTCTCGTCTATCTTGGCGTCTTCCCATTGAAGGGGAATGAACCCCACAGAGAATGCAGCCATGCCTTTCTTTGCCAGGATGAAAGCCCAGTCTGCCTCTGGATTGCCCTGATTGACGTAATACTTCGGGCTGGACATCAGTCCTTCGTCGGTCACCTTCAGGCGGGTATGTTCGCCGATCTGCTTGCGAAGGTCGCCGTAGTCATGCGAGGACAAAAGAACGGGGCGCTTCTTGAAGTCCTTGAGGGTCTTTGTCCAGGCCTGTAGGCTGATAACCTCATCCATGCGGTCAACGGACTCGGTAGACATCGGAATGAGCATGTCCACCGTTCCCTCGTCCTCATCCACTGACTTGATTTCTGCCCTGTAGGTCAGATAATGCTTTGCTTCTGGCATTTTCGTTTCCTTGCCTACCCACATATTCAGCCTCACTCGACCACGCCGAGCCATACGCATCTACAATTTGGGTGCAGCGGTATCATGGGCGCAGCATCTTCCAACGTGAATATCTCGCCATGTAACGCCGTGCAGTCCTCACACACTTCATCCATAGCCGTGAAAAACTCTACCTTTTCCACTACACCCGACTCGGCGTAGCCCTCAAGAGTGCCTTGGGCAGATGACATAATGATTTCTGTTCGCGACACCCTTGCCGCCCTGACCTTATCGAAGTAGTCGAACTCGGCCATGATCGACTGACGAATCGTGTCTATCGAGTCCCCGGCTGTGAACCCGTCCAGCAGAATCTTTGCCAGCCTTGCCGCTGATTCTTCCCCTATCTCGTCCGCCGCCCATGCGAGCCTCGTCTTGAGCCACTTGATTGATGCGGGCGGGATGACCTGGGGAATCGGGCTGTCCTTGTGCGGGTTCTCAGGGGTAATCAGTTCCTTGCCTGCGGTGATTGCTACTGCAAGGGCGTCAGTCATCGGCCCTGTCATGGCCTCTGTGTACTGTTTCTTGGCTTCCTTCAGGTCAATGAGTGGTTCTTTGCCTGTCTTGGCCTTATCAAGCCGCGCAAGGGCTTCTGTCTGCTGTGTAGCCCACATCTCACGCAGGTTGCCAATGGCACGGGCCTCATAAGACTCTGCCCTGCCTACGTAGGCTTTCCAGTAGGCTTCCCTGTCCGCCTCAGCGACAGGGAGAGCGCTTTTGGGTGGGATATCTCAAGTATCCGGTAGCCTTTCTCGGGCGGGATCTCATTGTTCCCCTGTTGTCCGGGTAACATCTGCGGCGCAGGCTGTTTGTAGAACTCCTCACCCTCAAGGTCATCCACGGGGTCAAGGTCAACCATTGTCCGAGCCTCGTTGAGTTTGGCTATGCCGTTCTTGTAAAGAGCCACGGCATTGTTGATGTTGGCTACCTTGTCCTCGGGGACCGGGTTCTCAAAGTCCAGGTAGAGGTTGTCACCGAAGAATGTCACCAGTTCCCGGTTCATTGATTCCCGAAGCTCGGTCAGTTCGGGCAGGACGCAATACTGGGCAAAGGTGTACTGTGCGGCGTCGGCGTTGGCCCTGTTGACGTCCTCAGTTATGCCGATGATTGAACGGGGAACATGATAGGCGCCGAGAATGGCGTCACGGTTGAACCTACGCAACGCCTCAAAGTCCATGTCTTTGTTCGACATGGTGAGCGTGTTGGCTTTGGCACCCCAGAGAAAGGCAGTGCGTCTGGCATTGCTCACACCACGGAATCGTTCGTCCCACTCAATCTGTAGTTCCTTGCGGACGTCTTGAGGGGGTAGGTTCTCGGCGGGATACTCAAGGACGAAGCCCGGAGTCGCATCGTTGAAGAACAGCTTTTGCTGGTATCTCTGTGCATAACGCTCTGAGTCCAGGTCAATCGTCAACGCCTGTGCGGGGGACAGTCCCCGGAATTCGTTGTAGGGATTGGGCGTCTTGACGTGGATGATCTCGTCAATCGTGAAGCTGACAGGCCGGTCCATGCCCGAACGCCTGAACTCGTAATGACTGATATAGTTCGTCTGGTCGGGAATGACAGACATGAAGGCAGGTGGGGCAAGCCACATCTCGGCGGGCAGTGTTCCGGCAAAGTTGATCTGCCAGAATTCCTCACCCACCAGCAGCTTGTACATGGTGCCCAGATACAGGAACTGGTAGAACGACTGGAACGGGTTGACGCTATCCAGCAGGTCCAGCACCGGATGTTCTTCTATCTCGGACAGTTCCCCGTCTGCGGCTTCCTCGTACAGATGCCAGGGAACCTTAGCCACGGCCTGGGCGATGACGTTCACACAGGCATAGAGCCAGCCGATTTCGCCATAGGCTTTGAGGTAGGACTGATAATTCCAGGTGGGGGCAGCCTGAAGGTCCACGAACTGCAAGCCCCCGGCCCGTGTGCCGCCTAGCTTGTATTCCTTCAGCAGGTAATTCGCTAATGCTTGTCTGAGTCCCATCTAGTCCTCGTATTTCGTCCCTGCAAAGCTGAATCCGTAGGTCACTGGATTTGCCATCTGTGACAATGCCTGAGTCGTGCTGTCCACGGCGTCATCGTGTTCTGCATTGGGGAAGGCGGATAGTTCCTCAACGTAGTCGTGCAGCCAGGGCGCATACTCGGGAAGGTATACCCGCCCCGATTCAATCAAGGGCGTTACCGCATACGCACGAGTGACTTTATCCGTGCCCACCTTGACCGGGATAACAGGCAGGCTCGTCTCTCTCTTTAGTTCTTGAATCAGGGACTGCCCGCTTGCGGCGTCTTCGATGTAGACGGCTGAGGGTTTGTCCCTGCCATAGGCGGCGAGAGCCATGCGCTTCAGTTCGGGCATCTCAACCCGTTCCCTCAGCACTTCCAAGAGGTAATAGCCGGTGGCAGTCACGCCCCAGACTGTCAGGACGCTGTAATCGTTCGGCCCTTTGGCCTTGTACGCCGTGTCCCATGAGTGGATGATGCGCTTGAATTCAGGACGGGCACGGTAGTATTGATACCATTCCCTCTTGAATATCTGGCCCTCTGCCACACTGGGATTGCCCTGATAGAGTGCCTCAAATGACCGTGAGCCGATAGACGAGCGGATGTTGAGCAGTACATCTGTCGGGTATCGTTCGGGCCATAAGGCCTCGCCGTCCTTCAGGGCGGGAAGATTCAGCACGTCCCACTGGTCGGCAGTCGGGTCCGTCGCTGCCAACTGCATCAAGCGGCCTGATAGGTCGTCCTGGTGCCACCTGGTCTGGATAACGATGATCTTGCCGTTGGGCTGTAGCCTAGTCCGGGCTGTAGTCTGATACCATGCCCAGACTTTATCACGGTATGTCTGTGATTCCGCTTCCTCGGCGTTCTTGACAGGATCGTCAACGATCAGGCAGTCGGCGCCTTCGCCCGTGATGCCCCCGCCTACGCCTGCGGCAATATAGCTGGCTCTGAGGTTATCCTTGTCTGCCAACTGCCAGCGGACTGCCCCGGACGTGTCCAGTCTCAAAGGCCATAGCTTCTGATATCTCGGGCTAGCTATCGTCTCTCTGACTGCGTAGCTGAACGTATAGGCGAGGTTCTCAGCATACGAGCAACCTATGATCTGGTGTTGAGGGTTACGGCCCAGGTACCATGCCGGGAAGCGGATTGAGCAAGTCTCTGACTTCCCGTGTCTTGGCGGCATGAACACCATGAGGCGGGTTATCTCGCCCCGTTCTATCTGTTCCAGTTTGTCGGTGAGGATGCGAAGATGGGCGGCGGGCTCATACGAGGGCATCGTGTAACGGGCGAAATCAATTAAGCGCTGGCGAGACAGGCGGCGGCGCAATAGTTCGGTGGCCGCTTCTTCCGGCGACAACTGCTGCCAACTGGTCGTCGGTGAGTTCCTCTGCCTTGACGGTGATAATGACATTCTGGTTTATGTCCTGCCGTTCTTTTCTGCCCCATCTATCCGGCCATCGGCGCTCAAGGATCGGGATAGCCTCACGGCTTCCGTTCCGGGCTTCCCTGAGTATCGCGGCCTCAGACATTGCTTCTGCCTGCTCTACTTGTTGCTTGAATTGCTTGTAGTAGGGAATCGAGTCATAGTCATGGTTGTCAGCACGTTCAAGCCAGAGATAGAACGTCTGTTTGGTAATGCCAGCGGCCTTGCAGGAAACGGTGATGTAGTTGCCCTCACTGATAAGCCGAAGGGCGACGTCCATTCTCTCTTTCGAGAGAATGCGGATTTTCTCGGGGCAAATCGTCATCTCATGGCCTCTCTGCATTCGATGACGTGGCAGATGAAGTCCTCCACCAGGACGAGGCCGCCGCAGGTTGGGCAAACGGAATGGCGGGTCATAGTGGTGGCATCAAGTGATTCGTTGACTGTATCCATAGGGGCGGCTGTGGTTGTTTCCATTGGACCTCCCCTGAAATAAGCTATCCCGCAGGCGCAAGGAGAAACACACCTGCGGGATATAAGGAGGATAGAATGACGGCGCTTGCGGGCGACGAACTCCGCAAGCGGTGAGGATGTTTGGATAAAGAAAAAGCGGCCTCTCAGCCGCCGTTGACATAATCTGTTGTCATTTTCAAACTAACAGATAGGCACGGGCTTTGTCAAGTGGTTAGACATGTCGGACATGTCCGAGTGTGGTTCCCCGGTCCCCGCTGGCGCGTTCTCTGGTTCTCTTTACTTTCAAAGAACGTCTCTCTTATCGTTTCCTAACACGTAACTTACATGTTAGGTACATGTACCATTGTTGAAAGATTGAGCGTGGGTTGAGTGTGGAGGGGGAAACTAGAGGCAAGCATTTGCGAAGCATACTCATCGCTCTTCGCACCGCACTTGATGGCGGATGCTTCATCCCGATTGTACCACATACAGTCAATACCCCGTCAACTCATCCTTATATCCACTCTCATTATCCCGGCACTGGTAACGGTCATGACAGAGATGACAGTCCGGGCTGTCAGGTGGACGGCGGGTGTCAGGTCAATCTCAAACCTTCGGGAACAGGCGAGGCACACCCATTCCCCGGTTGAGGTTCCATGTACCCCTTCCTCATCCCAGAACAGATCGCCCTGACAGTGTGGGCAGGCGTCGTACTTCCATGAGTAGTTGACACGGAACAGATTGGCCTTCTGCCCCGGCGTCATGGCGGCAATAAGAGCATCCAGTGCCTCGTTGATGTATCTGTCCGCCTGCCTGGTACTCATGTTCTTGGAACGGGCTACATCAGGCAAGGGAATGCCCCGCCCATATCTCATGTCAAGGATGTCCCAGGCTATCGGGGATACGGTTGAACGGTCAGTCAGGGCGAATGAGGACAGGGCGTCTATCTTGCGTTCAAACCAGTTCTTCCAGCGCCCGTCATAGGCTACCCCGTTCTGCTGGCGTGGCCTGAGAGCCGTCTTGATGACACGACGAAGGCTTGCTGTGCTGGCATCAGTAGTCAATGGTCACCCCCTCTAATCAGGTAATACTCACCCTTGTCTTCTACAGTCTCGGTATCCCCCCATAGTGGCTCACGTAGCCTCTCGCCGCTTCCCTTTCCGATGATGGTCACCCTGCCCGTGGTACACGTCTGCAAGGCCAGTTCCATGATGCTCTGTTCCTGCATCTTCGGAATGAATATCTCCCGGCCCTTCATGTCCACAAGGCGCTGAAGTGTGAACCTTGCCACGTCTTCAACCGGGATGAAGAACCTGGACATGGCGGGGTCTGTCACGGTCACACATCCCGTGCTCATGCTCTGTTGCCGCCATAGCTCCATGACGTTGCCGTGGGACTCGATGAAGTTCCCGGACCGGACGATTGAGAACAGGGTAGCAGGCGCCGCCCACCTGTTAGCGTCCATAAATAGGGTCTCCATGATCTGCTTCGTGCTACCGTACAGGCAAGAGGGATTGACGGCCTTATCCGATGATATGCCGATAACCTTCTTCACCCCCTGTTCTGCTGCCACGTCTACCACGTTCACGCTTCCCTGTACGTTCGTCTTGATGACTTCCTGGGGGTTGTATTCACCCGTGCTGACGTGCTTGAGGGCCGCCGCATGGACAACGTAATCAACCCCTCGCATACATGCAGTCAACCTGTCCTTGTCTCTCACGTCCCCTATCATCCAGCGCAGTCTAGGGTCGTTCAGGCGTTGCCTCATCTGCCACTGCGGATACTCGCCTCGGGAATAGAGGCGGATAGCAGAGAAGTCACCGAGCAAGGCTTCCTTGACTAACGCTTCACCGTATGTGCCTGTTGCGCCGGTTATGAATAGGACGGTCACATCACCCCCCTTATCACGTCCGAGATTTGAGCCACTTCTTGAATGGTCAGAGTGGGGAACATGGGCAGGCTGAGGACTTCACCGGCTACCTTCTCAGTCACCGGCAGATGGTCCTTGTATCCGAGCGAGTGGTAGTACCTGGACAGATGCACGCCGGGAAAGTACACCTTGCTCTGTATCCCCTTCTCTGTCAGCCGACGCATCAGCATGTCTCGTTGCCCGTTCTCAACCCTGATGGTGTATAGCTGATAGACGTGGTTCTGGTGCTCGGGGATCTCAAACGTCGATATGCCCGAGATATCAGCCAGGGCGAAGTCGTACCACTTGGCTATCATCTGCCGCCGTCTGATGACCTCACCTATGTTCTTGAGTTGGGACAGGCCGAGGGCGGCAAGGACCGACGGCAGGCGGAAGTTATAGCCGAGCGAGACATATTCCCCGTTCACCCGCCCATGTGAGCGAAGTTCAAGAAGCCGGTCGTGGATACGTTTGTCTTCCGTCAGGACAGCGCCGCCCTCCCCTGTGCTGATGACCTTATTGGCACAGAATGAGAGCACAGAGGCCGTTCCCCATGTCCCGACATGTCTATCACCTATCCGGCTGCCAATGCCTTCCGCAGCGTCTTCTATGAGGGTCAGGTGGTGGTCACGGGCTACCCTGTAAAGCGCCGCTATCTGGCAGGCACAGCCCCCGAAGTGAACGGCGATAATGGCCTTTGTCTTTTTGGTGATCCGTTGCTCAACGTCAGCAGGGTCAAGGCCATAGGTTTGTTCTTCAATGTCGGCAAAGACAGGCTTCGCCCCAACAAACAGGGCGGCATTGGCCGTCGATTGGAAGGTGAACGATGGGACGATTACCTGATCGCCCCGCTTAATCCCGCAGGCTATCAGGGCCATGTGCAGGGCGGACGTGCCCGAGTTGCAAACGACTGCCCCCGGTATGCCCACGTAGTTGATAAGCCCTTGCTCAAATCCTTGAATCTCCGGGCCTTCTGCCCAGTACGTGCCACGTCTGATAACGTGAGAGACTGCATCAATGTCTGCCTGGGTTGAGTGAGACTTGTAAAGTGGTATCATCGGCGATATCCGGGGAAGAATCCGGGCGAGTCCGGGTCAATCCCCTTCTCCTTGCACAGTTTGGCGTAGATATCCGGGTTGTGAATCTTGCGATAGCTGTAGAACGGCTTGACGTTTGGCGTGAATGATCGCTTGAAGGATGACAGGGAATCACCCTCATGCAATCCCCCGCCGAGGTTGAAGATGCGGCAACCCAACATCTTCGCTTCTTTGATTGCCGTCCAGAGTATCAGATTCATGCTTCCCTGCTGTTTGCGGTCTGATGCGGACAGGAAGTACGTGGCATAGTTGCCGTGGAAGAAGAACAGGGCATGAGCATCCCTCGTCCCGATAGTCACAGGCTTGCAGGCTGAGAGCTTTTCCCAGAAGCGGGGCGTGAAGTAGTAGGCGGGGGACGCATTGAGCCTGTCCATCGTCCGGCAGTAGTACACGGTGAAGAAGACAGGCACGTTGCCGGACATAGACCATGTTCGCTCGCGCTTCTCTGCCTGCCTCACGCTGGACCTGCACCCTTTGTCGAAGCCGTGCCAGATTTCATCCTCGGTCTGGGTCAGGTCGATGTAGGCTACCTCGCCTGTCTTGACACACAGATAGTCGGGAATCGAGCATTCCCACGGATGACAACGGACGAACTCTGACACCACGCCAGTCAGAGCCGGTATGCCCCCGATTGGGCCTCCGTAGCCATATGGGCTGATGGCATCGTAATAGTCCGTTCCTGGTATGCGGCGACGGTAGTATCGGTAGTCAATGCCGTTGTTCTCATAGTGGCAAGGTTCCCCGCCGAACTCTGTGTCTGTCCACAAGTCGTGATACTCGGGCGTGAAACCGATGTCAGGCACGTAACTATCCATTCCCCTCCTTTTTGCAGGCCAGCACGATATTCTTCACCAGTCTTTGCCCCGTGAGATTCATCAGACGCATGGACTGGTCTGCGGTAATGATGCCAAAGTGCTCGGCTATCAGGTCTGCCAGTTCCACTAACGTCAGTTCAAGATGCGCCGGGGGCGGGCTTGGCTCGGATTCCTTGCCCGTCCAGCTCGTATACAGTACGGCATTGGGGCGCATGACACGCTTAAACTCTCGCAGAATGTCATGGACCTGTTCCATGCTGTTGTGCTGCACGGAAAATGAGTCGATCACCAGCCCGAAGGTGCTATCGGGATAGGGCAGAGACAGCAGGTTGCCGACTGCCAGATGGGGCTGCTTGCACCCTTCACTCTTGAGGAATGAGCGTGTATTCTCGATTGCCGTGGGTGAATAGTCAATGC